GGACAAATTGTTACAGTACAATATATGAGTCCATTTGCTGGAGTAACACCAATTGACGGAACTACCAGTCAAGACGACTTTCAAGGAACACAGAAAAGTTACGGATTTTGGGCGGTACCTCCTAGTATAGGAACAAAGGTACTTGTTATGTTTGCAGAAGGTAACATAGCAAGAGGCTATTGGATAGGATGTGTTCCGGACGTATATCAAAATCATATGACACCAGATCCGTGGGCCGGCACTGAATACAATAATACTGACAGTTCTAAAAAACTTCCTACAGGGGAGTACAATAAAAGACTGTCATCTGGCGTCGGAAACAATCCTTCAAAATATATTAAACCTGTTAATAATGATTTTTACACTATACTTGGAAGACAAGGTCTAGTAGATGACGATATTAGAGGCCCTGCTAATAGTACTAGCAGACGAAACTTACCTAGTAGTGTATTTGGTATTAGTACTCCGGGTCCTCGAGACAAAAGAAACGGAGCTCCTAAAAGTTCAGTTGGCCCAAAGGAGTATAGTACACAAACATTTACAAGTATACTAGGTGGTTCTAGTATTGTTATGGATGACGGCGACGAACAATTTTTAAGAAATAGTTTCGCTGGACAAGACGCAATGTTATATACTGATGTAGTTGCTGACCCTCAAGCAACTACCGGCATTAAGACACTACCTAAAGGTGAATCTTTTAGGATTAGAACACGCACCGGTCATCAAATTCTTCTACATAATTCAGAAGACTTAATTTATATTGGCAATGCAACAGGCAGTTCTTGGATAGAAATGACTGCCAATGGCAAAATTGATATCTATGCACAAGACAGTATTAGTATTAGGACTCAAAATGATCTTAATATAAGTGCTGACAGAGATATTAATATGACAGCGGCACGTGATATTAACTATAATGCAGGTAGAGATTATAAACTTACTGTTGGTAATAACAGTGACTATAAAGTTGGCGGCAAACACAATATGGAGATTGGCGCTGATGAAAATCATTATGTTGGTGCATCACAGAAAATATTTGTTGGCGCTACTGGAGATTTAATTGTAACTGGTGCTCATACTATTACAAATAACGCAACACTAGACATTAATACTAAAGGTAACAGAAAAGATACACAGGCAAATTTAGACTTAAACACTGGAGGATATAATTATTTCACAGCAGGCGGAAATACAGATATTCTGAGTGGCGGCAATCATAACGAAACAGCCACTGAAATTCATATGAATGGTCCAGCAGCGACTGAAGCAGCAACGGCAGGAAGTGCAGCTCAAGCACAAGTTGCAGCCCCTGCTCTGTGGCCTGTGCGTGTTCCAGTACACGAGCCGTGGCTAGGCCACGAGCATTTAGACCCTGGAACATTTACTCCAGGATTTACACAAGCAAGCGGTTCTCCGAGTCCAGCATTAAGAGAATCTACACCGTTACTAAGTAGCGATAGTGACTTAACTACAAGTGCTGGCGCTGCAAGCGGAGCAACTGTTAGTGCAGCAAATTTAAATGGTCCTCAAACAGTTATACCTGGACAAGTAGGACCTACAGGAGATCAACCTGCCAAACCGGTTGAAGTTACATTATTGCAACAATTTTTCTTAAATGAATTAATTAAGAAAATTGGATTAGATCCAGCAAATGCACTTAAATCAGCAGATCCTAATAGACTTGCCGAAGGAGAAACTCCAGGTAATGCAGAAGCACTTGGTATGGCAATGGCACAGATACAAGCAGAATGTGGATTCAAACCAAGAAGTGAAAACTTAAATTATAGAGCAAGTACATTACGTAGAGTATTCCCAACGCGAGTTAAAACAGATGCGTTTGCACAAGAACTTGCAGCAGCAGGTCCTGCTGCTATTGGTAACACTATTTACGGAAATCGATACGGCAACGCACAAAACGAAGGCTACAAGTACCGTGGTAGAGGACTAATACAGTTAACGTTTAAAGGTAACTACGAAACATATGGCCCTAAAGCAGGACACCCTGAAATTGTTCAAAATCCAGATTTAGTTAATGATCCTGAAATTGCTGTAAGAATTGCTTGTGCATACATTCAATCTAAAACGGTAACTTGGAGCAGTTATGACTTCGGTGCTTTAGGACAACAATTCCGTAGAGCAGTTGGTTATGCTGATCAAGGCGGTAAAGAGACTGCTAATCGTATTGGACTTGGTAGAGGTTTTGCAAGCAAAATTATAACTGGCGACTTAACTCCTGTAGCAAGTATTACAACAGAACCTGCAGGAACAAACATTGAAGCAGGTAATCGTGTAGATCCTGCGGCAGGTCCACAATAGAGGGTAAATACGTTATGAGCACACAAGAAAAAAAATTATACAAAGAAGTAACAGTAAAAGGAAATAAACGTCCTTCCGCCCCAGTCGAAAGTCGTGCTTACAGAGGCATTTCAACAACAAATCCAGAAAATACTAGTTTTAATCTTTATGACATTGCTCTTATAAAGCAAGATATTATTAATCACTTTCATATTCGTGTAGGTGAAAAACTTGAGAATCCTGAATTTGGAACTATTATTTGGGACGTTATTTTTGAACCAATGACCGAACTTTTAAGAGAAGCAATAGCAAATAACGTTACAGAAATTATTAATTATGATCCACGTGTTCAAGTAGAACAAGTTACTGTAGATACATACGAAAGCGGCATTATGATAGAGTGTACATTACTGTATTTGCCGTATAATATCTCAGAAAGTATGCGTATGAGATTTGACGAAGATAACTCAATTTTAACTTAAAGAATTATATACGCACTTATCTAATCTTAATAAATACTGTTACACATAAAGGAAAGCAAGTATGTCAACAACCGACAGACAAAACAGACTATTATTAGCAGAAGATTGGAAGCGTGTTTACCAGTCATTCCGCAATGCGGATTTTCAAAGCTATGACTTTGACAATCTTCGCAGAACAATGATCTCATATTTACGAGAAAACTATCCAGAAGATTTTAATGACTATGTAGAGTCAAGTGAATACTTGGCATTAATTGATCTTATTGCTTTCTTAGGTCAAAATATTAGTTTTCGAATTGATTTAAATGCCCGTGAAAACTTTTTAGAATTAGCAGAACGCCGTGAAAGCGTATTACGTTTAGCAAGATTGCTTTCCTATAATCCTAAACGTAATCAAGCATCCAACGGATTATTAAAGTTTGAAACAATTAGTACAACTGAAGATTTATTTGATTCTAACGGAACTAATTTATCAGGACAGACTATTGTATGGAACGATATTTCAAATCAAGACTGGTACGAGCAGTTTGTTAAAGTATTAAATTCAGCACTACCAGCAAATGGAGTTTTTGGAAGACCAAACAAAACTGATACAGTTAATGGTATAAGTGCAGAACAGTATAGAGTAAATGGCACAAACACTGATATTCCAGTATTTGGCTTTAGTAAAAGTGTAGACGGTAAGTCTACACAGTTTGAAATAGTTAGTACTGATATCGGTTCTGGAAACATTATTGAAGAAGCTCCTCTACCAGGAAGTAATTTTGCGTTTTTGTATAGAGATGACGGTCAGGGTGCTGGATCAAATAACACAGGATTTTTTGCACACTTTAGACAAGGAAGATTAGATCAAGGCGATTTTAATATTTCTAAACCAAGTGCTAATCAAGTTGTTGCTATTGATGCAATTAATGTTAACAATTCAGATACTTGGTTATATAAATTAGATAACCTTGGCAACGAATCAGAATTATGGACAAAGGTTGATGCTGTAGAAGGCAACAATATTGTGTATAATAGTTTAAGTAAAAATATTAGAAACATTTATAGTGTATTAACTCGTGTTGAAGATAGAGTTAGTTTAGTTTTTAGTGACGGAACTTTTGGATCTTTACCAAAAGGAAACTTTAAAATATATTATAGAACTAGTGATAATAGAAATTACGTCATTACTCCAGACGAATTAATTAATATTACAATTAGCATTCCTTATCAAAGTAAAACAGGAACAAGCGAAAAACTTACAATTGGCTTAGCGTTAAAATACACTGTTGACAATGGTACTACTTCCGAGTCAAATAATGAAATAAAAGCAAATGCACCTGCAACATACTATACACAAAATAGAATGGTTACAGGCGAAGATTATCAGATAGCACCACTAGCAGTTAGTCAAGAAATTATAAAAGTAAAAAGTGTAAACAGAACGTCAAGCGGAATATCACGATATTACGATTTGCTAGATGCAACTGGAAAATACAGTAAAACTAACTTATACGGTAAAGATGGAATACTTTATACACAAACGCTAACAAATAAAGAGACATTTACATTTAATACAAAGACAGATATTGAAGGTATTATTAAAACTCAAATTGAAAGAATTTTAAAAGACTACAAAGTTAAAAACTTTTACTATGCACAGTTTGCAAAAATATTAGTTAGCGATATTGGAGCAAGATGGAATCAAGTTACCCGAGCGCAAAATATAACTACAGGTTATCTAACAGATGCAGATTTTTCTAAATTAAAAACAGGAACATTTACAGCATCAACGTTGCAGTACTTGGAACCCGGAGCAATGCTTAAATTTGAAGCTCCGTCCGGATATCATTTTATGCCTGATGGAACTATAATGGCAGGTTCTGCAGATCATCCTGGTGCAACAACTTATAAATGGACTAAAGTTGTAAGCGTTAGTGGTTCTGGAGTTAACAATACAAATGACGGACAAGGTGCTATTGTTCTAAACGATATTATTCCAGGTCCTATTAATAATGATATAACAACAGCTCCTCAGTTAACAGAAATTAAACCGTTGTTTACTACAGAAGTAGAAACACAAATTAAAACACAAATAATTGACCAAATATTTACTTATAAAACATTTGGACTTCGATATGACTTTCAAACAAATACTTGGCGTGTTATATTAGAAGCTGATCTTGATATACGTTCAAACTTTAGTACTGGTAAAACTGGAGATTTATCTAATCAAAACTTAGATGCAAGTTGGGTACTATTATTTCAAACCAACGGCGAAACATATACAATAACCTATAGAGGTCAGCGTTATGTATTTGAAAGTGATAAAGAAATAAGATTCTATTATGATAGTTCAGATAAAGTATACGATCCTTTAACTAATCAAATTATAAAAGACAAAATATCGTTAATGTCTATTAATACTCAACCAGACGCCAGCGGATATGCCTTAACACCGTTTACAGTTCCGTTCAATTGGGAAATTGTTAAAGAATATAGAGACGGCGAAGGTTATGTTGATTCTAAGAAGATAGAAGTAGGGTTTTTTGATAGCGACGATGACGGCGTAGTTGACGATCCAGAAATATTTGACAAATTTATTACTACTAATGCAAGTAAGAAATATATATTCTTAAAGAAATATATTACAACTGACAATGTTGACGATTTTAGATATGTTGATCAAACAACTGAAAACATACAAGTAGTAGATAACGAAGCAGAAATAACTGATAATGGTATAGGTAGCTATCCTGATAATTCTGTTTTCTATCAGATAGATAAAAACATATTCAAAGTTTATAATGTAACAACAGAAAAATTAGAATTGTCAGTTGACTATAGAGCATATTCAGGAAGAGATAAAATTATTTTCCAATACGAACACGCTGCTGACGAAAGTAGTAGAATTGATCCTAGTAGTTCTAATATTATTGATGTATATATGCTTACAAAGCAATACGATACATTATATCGACAGTATTTGCAAGGAGCAATAGATACTAGACCACTAGCACCTAGTTCAGATACTTTATATGTTAATTTTGGAGAAGAAATTAATAAAATTAAGTCGATATCAGATGAAGTAATTTATCATCCGGTTAAGTACAAAGTACTATTTGGTACTGAAGCATCGGATGATTTAAAAGCAATGTTTAAAATAGTTAAAAACCCGGATAGAGTTGTAAACGAAAACGAATTAAAAGCTAATGTAATTGCAGCAATAAATGAATTTTTTGCAATTGAAAATTGGGAGTTTGGAGATACATTTTACTTTTCAGAACTTAGTAATTATGTAATGACACAACTTGCTCCTGATCTTGCAGCATTTGTAATTGTACCAATACAAGAATCACTATCTTTTGGTAGTATGTTTGAAGTAAGAAGTGAAGCCGACGAAGTGTTTATTAGCTCTGCAACTGTAGAAAATATAGAAGTAGTATCGTCATTAACAGCGTCAAAATTAAAAGCAACTGGAGCAATATATGCTGATGCAACACAAGCATCAGGAGTAGTTAGTGCTTCAGGAAGCAATGTCTCGAGCAATATCTCAAGCAGTAGCTCATCAAGTGGAGGACTAAGTTACTAATGTCATACGACAACGATCAGAATGAATATCCGTTGCCAGCAGAAGGTAATAATAACAGAAAAAGTGAATCTTTACTACCTCGATTTTTTAGAACAGAAACGAATAAAAAGTTTTTACAAGCAACATTAGATCAGCTTACTCAACCAGGAGTTGCTGAAAAGCTAAATGGTTATTACGGCAGACAAATTTCAAAAGCATATAATGCCGACGACAACTACGTTGGCGATGTGTCAACGAACAGAGAAAACTATCAGTTTGAACCAGCAACAATAATTAAAGACAATTTAGACAATGTAACTTTTTATAAAGATTACAATGACTACTTAAATCAAATTAGTAGTTTTGGCGGTAACGTTCAAAATCAAGATATATTAAATTCACAAGAATTTTATGCGTGGAATCCTCATATTGACTGGGATAAGTTTAGTAACTTTCGTGAGTATTATTGGTTACCATATGGTCCGCAAACTGTAAGAATTGCAGGACAAGAACGCGGTGTTGAAAGTACTATTGCTGTTAAACTTATTAATAATGTAGACAATGTTACATATAGTTTTAGTACAGATGAATTAGTCAATAATCCAACACTAATTTTGTATAGAGGTCAAACATATACATTTGATGTAGATACAACCGGTACTCCGATTACTATTAAAACAAAAAGAACGCTAGAAGAAAGTTTTAACTATGATGATGGGGTGAGTGCGCAAGGCGTAGAAAAAGGAAAAATAACATTTACAGTTGGTAATTCTACTCCTGAAGTATTATACTATGTTGCTGAAAATGATATTAATAATACTGGTCTAATACAAATTAAAGATATTGAAGAAAATACAGAAATTGATGTCGAAAAAGAAGTATTAGGTAAAACAACATATAAGTCGTCTCAAGGCACAGTACTTTCAAATGGTATGAAAATATCTTTTGCAGGATTTGTAACTCCTGCAGAGTACGCAGAAGGTGATTGGTATGTAGAAGGCGTTGGCAGTTCTATTAAATTAATAAAAGAGTCTAGTTTAGAAATTCCTGGATCGTATGCAGACAATAAAGACGTTCCGTTTGATACAAATGCATTTGATAGATTACCATTTGCAAATGCTAACGGATACCCAACTGCAAAAGATTATATCGTAATTAATCGCGGAAGTCTTGATAAAAATATGTGGACTAGATATAATAGATGGTTCCATAAAGATGTAATTGAAGCATCTGCAATAGCAAATGGACAAACTGTAAGTGCTGACCAAAGTGCTAGAGCTACTAGACCAATTGTTGAATTTGAAGCAGGATTAAAATTATTTAATTTTGGAACAAGCAACAAAAAGAACGTGGACGTTATTGATACATTTACTAAAGATATATTTTCTATAATTGAAGGATCTTTAGGATATAATGTTGACGGAATAGATCTTGTAAATGGAATGCGTGTATTGTTTACTGCTGACGAAGATATTCGCGAAGCAGGTAAAATTTATAAAATTAAATTTGTCACACATAAAGGTCGTAGGCAAATAAGTTTAGTTGAAGAGTCTGATTCTATTCCTTTAGAAAACGAAACAGTTTTAGCATTACAAGGTGAAGCATACCAAGGAAAAATGTTTTACTACAACGGAACTTCCTGGAATTTAACGCAAGAAAAAACACAAGTTAATCAGCCGCCACTATTTGATCTATTTGATGATGTAGGTGATAGCTACTCAGATTCAACAATGTATCCTAATTCAACATTTAGCGGAACTAAATTGTTTTCTTATAAAGCGGGTACTGGAATTGCTGACAGTGAATTAGGATTTCCGTTATCGTATAAAAGTATACAAAATATTGGAGATCTAGTTTTTAACTTTGATTTATTGTTAGACACGTTTACATATACAGATACATCCTTAGCAACAGTAACACAAGGCACTGATGTATGTGTGCTACATAACTATTCGTCTAGAAATAATTACAATAGTGTTAACGGATGGATCAAAGCAAATACTGAAAGCACTCAGCGTGTGTTACGTCAGTATGTTGCTAATACAAATCAAACAGATTTTGCAGTAGATGTATACAACAATAGTAGTACACTTGAAGATTTAAATATTCGAATTACAGTAAATAACGATCTTAAATTTGTTAACACAGACTATGAAATTGTAAACATAGGAACAACCGCAACAGTAAGATTTAATAATCCATTAAATGAAAATGATATTGTAGTACTAAGAACACGTTCTGCTACAACTAAAAATGAAAATGGTATATATGAAATTGCTGGAAACTTAGAACGCAATCCATTAAACAACGATGTAACAACATTTACATTAGGTGAAGTTAACGAACACGTTTCTACTATAGTACAAGAAACAGATGAGTTTTTTGGAACTTATCCTGGACCAGGAAACTTACGTGATATTAGTAACGCTTCACAGTATGGTAGAAGATTCTTGCAACATAGTGGACCTACTAATTTATCACTTTATCATATTACAGATAAAAGTGCAAATATTATTAAATCTATGGATTTTGCCAGAAGAGAATATGCAAAATTTAAAAGATTATTTTTACAAACATCATTAGGATTAGGATTTGACGGTACACCTAAAGCACACGTTGATTTAATTTTTAAAGAGTTAAACAAAAACAAAACAAGTAACTTACCATTTTACTTTAGTGATATGGTTCCAACTGGCGCAGCAAGAAGACTTGACTATGATGCTATACCAGGTAATGTATATTATGCACTTACACAAGCATTTGACATCACTGTTCCTAGCATATTAGCTGTTAACGTTTACTTAAATGATATACAATTAACTTACGATAAGGATTATACATTTAATGCAGATGGTTTTTGTGAAATTACTGCTACACTAGAATCTACTGATAAAATTACTATATTTGAATTCGAAACAACTGACGGTTCTTATGTTCCACCAACTCCAACAAAGTTAGGTTTATATCCAAAATTTGAACCAAAAATGTTTGTTGACAGTTCTTATGCAACACCCCAGACAGTTATTCAAGGTCACGATGGGTCGATTACTGCTGCGTTTAATGACTACAGAGATGACTTAATACTAGAACTTGAAAAAAGAATTTATAACAATTTAAAAGTACAGTATAACAGCAATTTAATTGATATACATAGTTTTATTCCAGGAGCAGCTAGAACAACCGGAATATCCTTTGATTCTATAAACAACACAATGTTAAAAGATTTTGCATCTTGGCTAAACACTGTTGGCAATGTTGATTATACTGATTCGAGTTTTTATAATAGAGAAGACAGATTTACTTATAACTATAGCTCAATGACGTCTCCAACTGGAACAATATTACCAGGCTACTGGCGAGCAATATATAATCAGGCTTATGATACTGATAGGCCGCATACTCATCCTTGGGAAATGTTAGGTTTTAATATTAAACCAAGTTGGTGGGAAACACAATATGGGCCTGCTCCTTATACTAGTAATAATGATGTTATGTGGTCTGATTTAGAAAAAGGTATAATTAATGAGCCTAACAAAGTAAAAGTAATATTAAAAAAATATATTAGACCAAACTTAACTTTGAATTTACCAGTTAATGGACAAGGAGAGCTATTAAGTCCTTTAGATAGCGGCTATGCTCGTGATTATGTAAATGCTTTAACTCGTCAACCATTTAAGTTTGGTGACGAAGCTCCTGTTGAAACTGCTTGGAGGAAAAGTTCAGATTATCCTTTCTCGTTATTTAAATCTTGGATTTTAAATCAACCTTCAAAAATTATAGGTTTAGGTTTTGATAGATTGCGCACAATTAGAAATAGTGCTGGACAGTTAGTTTATTCTCAAACTAACAAAAGACTGCGTCTTCAAGACTTAGTATTTCCTAATAACTCAGCGCAAGAAACTACTAATCGTGTATATAGTTCTGGATTTATAAACTTTATTTCAAATTACCTTGCAAGTAATATTTTAGTTAACTATCAAAATTATCAAAATAATATAAAAAGTATTACAAATCAAATGGCATTTAAAATAGGCGGATTCACTGATAAGTCTAAATTTAATTTAATACTTGATTCTAGAACACCTTTAAATGAAGGCAACGTTTTTATTCCAGAAGAAAATTATAATGTAACGTTACAAACAAGTAGTCCTATTGAAATTGTTACTTATAGCGGTGTTGTTGTAGAAAAAATATCATCAGGATATGTTATTAGAGGATATGATGTAACTAACCCTGCTTTTAAATATTATAAGTTTGATAAAAACGAAAAAGACCCAATAGTCAGTGTTGGCGGCATTAGTGCTTCGTATATTCAATGGGCTGAAAGAAAACGGTATACTGAAAGTTCAATAGTTGAGTATAATAATGCTTATTATAGAACTAAAGAAACACATACTAGTACTGGAAACTTTGATACATCTAAATTCGCTAGATTGCCTAGCTTGCCAGTTACTGGCGGAAGATCTGCAATATTTAGATCAAAGTTTGATAAAACTTTTGTACAACAATTACCATACGGATCTGTACTACCTGATAGTCAAGCTGTTGTAGACTTTTTGTTAGGATACGGCGAGCATCTATCAGATCAAGGTTTTGTTTTTAACAATTTTAATAGTAATTTAGAACAAATTGAAAATTGGAAATTAAGTTCAAAAGAATTTTTATTCTGGACTTTACAAAACTGGGATACCGGATCCTTACTTACAGTAAGCCCGTCAGCTCAGCGAATTGAGTTTAAACGTAGTGATGCAGTTGTTGATGACGTATTTGATACATTTTATGATTACGGACTTGTAAAGGCAGACGGAACTAAACTAAAATCAGAATTTTGTAATATTTTAAGAACTAACGACAATGAGTTTTTATTCACTGTTAAAAATACTGCTGACGGAATTTACGCAATAAAACTTCCATTAGTCCAGAAAGAACACGTAGTAATTTTAGATAATGAAACAGCGTTTAAGGACACTATTTACGATCTAGAACCTGGTTATAGACAAGAAAGAATTCGTGTATTAGGATACAGAACTGCTGATTGGTCTGGTGGATTAAACATTCCAGGATTTATATACGATCAGGCAGTAGTAACAGAATGGACACCTTGGAAAGATTATGCAATTGGTGACGTAGTTAAATACAAAGAATACTATTACACTGCAACTAAAAAAATAACTGGTAGCGAAGTATTTGTTTCTAAGAACTGGTATAGATTGGATGAAAAACCAACTCCAGGACTATTAACTAATTTAGAATACAAAACTAATCAGTTTGCAGACTTCTACGATTTAGACACCGATAACTTTGATGTTAGTCAGCAAGAAGTTGCACAGCATTTAATTGGTTATCAAAAGCGTGATTATCTAGCAAATATTATTAATGACGATGTTAGTCAGTATAAATTTTATCAAGGTTTTATTGCTGATAAAGGTACTAAAAACGCATTGACTAAACTGTTTGATGCACTCGGCGCAGTAGATAAAGAAAGTTTAAACTTTTATGAAGAGTGGGCTGTTAGAACAGGACAGTACGGTGCAGCTGACGGATATGAAGAACTTGAATTTTTATTAGACGAAGAACAATTTAGATTAAGTCCTCAGCCAATATTATTAACAAGTATAATACCTGATGATGTTTCAGATTTAATATACCGTCAATTACCGTCTAGTGTATATGTTGCTCCTAAAGATTATAACGGAAATCCATTTCCAACAGCATATGTTGAAGAAACTCCAATTAAAACTGCTGGATATGTAAGAGAAGATGATGTTGATTTTATTGTAACTAATAAAGATGAAATTTTAAATTTAGATATAACAGATTTTGACAGTAATGAATATGTTTGGGTAACATTTGAAAATCAAGAATGGAATGTATATAAACATATTGATACAAACTATACTATAATAGATGCAATACCTGATGGAAATGTTTGCACATTAGTTCTTAATAAAATAAGCAACTTTAAAGAAGGTGACTTTATTGGAATACAAAATATTACTGATCTTAACGGATTTTATAAAGTATTAAGTAGTTCTGTAAATAGAATTGATATAGATTTAGTTGATGTAGCTTTTACAGGTGTAGAAGAATCAGACGGCAGTATAGAAGGAATTTTAACAACATTTGTTTCTAATCGTGTTTCTAAATTAGAAGATGCAAATGAGTACGCACAAAGAGATATTGCAACTAAGGAAAAGATTTGGATTGATAGTGCTGACGACAACGGTAGATGGAATGTAATACAATCATCTCCTGCATACGATTTAGATGAAGATGTTACAAATCCAACACAATCAAATACAAGTTTTGGTAAATCAATTGCTGCTGATACTACAAACACTTTTGTTGCTATTGGCTCTCCAGAAAATAGTGAAGGCAAAGTTCACGTATACAAGCGACAGCAAGATGGTAGCACAGTTTACGGAACACTGCAACCACATCAAACACTAGAACCAATTACAAACTTTGACAACGGCACAAGTAAGTTTGGATCTAGTGTTGCAATGAGTCCAGATGGAGAATATATTGTTGTTGGTGCTCCAGAGGCAACATATGTTAAAAGTGCATTTAAAGACAACTTTACATTTACAAGTGATTATAAATTAGGTGCTATTGTACAATATGAAGGTGGACTATATAAATCAAGAAGAAGCGTAAAAGGTAATACTGATAATATAGTATTTGGTTCTTTTGACAGCGCAAGTCGCTGGCGCTCAGAACTATACAAAGTTCATAATTCTTATGCAGATTTCCCTACACTTGCAATAGGCGATTTACCATTAGCAGTGTCAACTGATCATATTTTAGTAAGAGCTCCAATTGATTCTTATGAAGGAAGTAATGTTGGAGACAAGTTGTATTTAGATTGGAATGATTTATCAAATGCTTATGATAATAATTCTGGTGTTAATATTACTGGAATTGATATGACATCGCCGATGAAACTAATTACACAAACAGATCACGGTTTGTCTGATGCTGATACGATAATAATTACCGACGTACCAAATGATAACATTGTGTTACCAGATACTGGACAATTTGATAATAGTGATGTTAATGTTCCGTATGATACTATTCAACAGCAAGGTGTTAAAGGCTTAGAAAACAGAACATATTTTGTTAAAGTTATTTCAGCACAGCAAATTGAGTTATACGAAGATTCTGCATTATTACAAAGAGTAAATGCAAATATAGGATTTTCAGGACAGCCAATTGGAGCTGCTGCCGGAAACTTAAATTTAGGTGACGGCACTATACAGGGAACAATAAGACAAATTGAAACTCCGTTTAGCAATATTACAGAACCTGGCGTTCCTTGGAAAACATTTTTAACGTCTGATGTTCATACTATTAGACGTAAGATTACTGATGTATTTTATGTTTTAGATCCTGTAAACATTCCTGATATTCCTGTAGAATTAACACTAGCAGGAAATCTTCCTAATGCTATAAATGTTGGTGATACTATAAGGCAAGAAAACAATACTGTTGTAGGAACAGTAAAACAAATTAATAATAACGTAATACAAGTTATAGATGTTTCGGGTATATTTAAGACTGGTGCCGACGGTGGCGGAAATATTACTTATACTAGCGGAGAAACGACAGTAGTAGCAAGCAATACTATACCTTCAGCAGTTACATCAATTGTTGATGAAGGCGTAAGAGTAACTACTTCTACTGGTAACGCTACAGTTGTATATTCACGTAACGAACTAGGTAAACTTGTAATTTATGCTAACGATAAAAATGGTGTATTTGATGCAACAGGCGAATTGTTTATTAACGATCAATTTAAAATTGGTAATTATGAACGTCCATTGCACGACGAAATTGATAGAAGTAGTGTACTAGGCGGCTTCTGGGAAATAGCACTTCCGCAGTCAGTAACTACTACTAATAGTCATACAGATAATGCTTACGGATTAGTTATTAGAGATGTAAAAAATAATTATAATCCTAGCAACTATTCATCGCCGGACGCTACCTGGACTGAAAGTGCAGCACTATTACCGTACAAAAGTAGCTTACAAAATGCATTAGATAATCCTGTTCAAATACTTGTTGGTGTTGACCAACCATTCCAAAAAGAAGTTGACTTAATTAGAGTGTTAAGTCATAAAAGTCAAGGTGTTGCAGGAGTAGTTACTGAGACTGATGTGTTAGATTCACGCTATGTTGTTAGAATACCTAAAGCAGTATCTGATAAAGCAACATCAGCATTTGCTAATGCGTCTACTCCTAATCCATATGTTGGTGTGTTCTTAAACGATCTTCCATCATCTGATGGAAACACTCCAGACTTGACAAACAAAGGATTTGGTACAGATGTTTTCAATATTATAAATCAAACAAAAGTTCCAGTAGATTTATGGGACGGATATATTGATTATGATGTGTTTGATCTAACTTTGGATTTAGAAGTTGGAGATATTATTAGAGAAGGCGAAACAGGCGCAACAGCAGAAGTAGTTTACTATCAACGTGACGGTGATCAAGTTAGAATTTATGTTAAAAATGTTGCAGGTACATTTACATTTGGTACTCGATATATAACAGGTGTAGCTCCAGCTTCTATGTTTATATACAAGCAAGTTGGTGCTGTTCTAACAAGAATTGGTACTACTGAATCAAGACAACTAGCCGACGACGACATAGGTAAATTAGCAGTATTCCAACATACAGAAAACTTAACAATTCCGCCTACATTAACTTATGCAATTAATAGTGAGACTGATGAAATTGCAGACTACGAAGTAGAATTTATAACAGGTGTTGAATATCAAACTTGGATTGAAGAATTTAAACCAGGCACTTCGAGAGTTTCTCTAGTACCTAGTACAGAAAACAATGACTGGGCAGAAGTAAATAATATTCCAATAAACGTTGGCAGAGATGCAAGTACAGTTGTTAGAGAAGGAGCATTCTTTGTATATAAACACAATAATGAAACTGATCAATATGATTTAGTTAATGGTTATATTTTACCGAACAGAGAAACTAATAGACAATTAGGTAAACAAGTAAAATTAATTAATAACGAAAATTTTTATAAGTTAGCAATTAACAGTAATGAGTCACACGCAAATGACGAAAAGCAAGAAGTAAGTTCTGCAGGTAAAGGAAGAATTTATTTTGTTATTAACGGTCAAGACGAGTTTGGCACATATGATTGGGAACAAGGCCGTAACAAAAACTTTAAAGGAATTTATAGAAATACTTCGGCTTATTATGTTGACCAAATTGTAATTTATCAAGATTCTTTTTACAAAGCATTAACTAATTTAAACAATGAAGAATTTGATAGTTCTAAATGGCAACTAGTTAGTGATCACGCTGATTTTGTTGGATATGTTCCGAATACATCTGGGTTTGTATTCCCTGGAGACGACTCAAGTATAGTTAATTTAAACACTAGTGACTTTGGTACTGTATTTGATATAAGCGAATCAGGAAGTATTTTTGCAACTATTGCAAAATACAGCGACGGAACTAGTAAATTAGTAATTTATCGCCTAAAAGACTCGCATTTTGAATATGTAACAGAATTTACTGCCCCAGCGACCAGTACTGGATTTGGAAATGCTATTGCAGTATCTGATAATGGTAACTTAATTGCAGTTGGAGCATCTTCTACAAATACTGAGCAGTTAAAACAAGGACAAATTTTTGTATATAAAAATGTTAACGGAACATTTACTTTATCTCAAACATTAAACAGTCCTAATAAAGAACTTGCTGAAGGTTTTGGTTCTAGATTAGGATTTGACGGTAATCAGTTAGTAGTCACTGGCACTACTAGTGATATAGTTTTAGATACTACTTTTGATAGGTATCAAAATAAGAAACCTGGATCAACGTATGTTAATGATCCAAGAAGTGCATTGCAGGTTGGAGAAACAGTATTTGACGGTGGCTTTACAACTTATGCAAGAAGAATTGAAGATAGTGGTCTTGTTTTCATATACGAAAATATAAATGACTCATTAATATTTGGTCAACGACTAACATATAATAATTTTGATGTTAAAGATTTTGGTGATAATATTCTTGTTAAAAATGACACTATTATGATAGGATTACCAAACCTTAGTGTTGACGATACACTTTCTGGTAAAGTTGCTGTATATATTAAAGATGCAGATAGTAGTACTTGGAGTGTACTAAGAAGTCCAGTTGATCCTATAACAATGCAGAAATTTAGAGGATCGTTCCTTTATAATACTGTTGAAAACAAAATGTTAACAAGACTTGACATAATTGATCCTTTACAAGGAAAGATTTCAGGAATTGCAGAACAAGAATTGTCTTATAAGACATATTACGATCCTGCAAGTTATAATGTAGGTTTTGCAAATACTAAAGAGAAGTTCATTGCCTGGAATGATCAAAACGTAGGAAAGTTATGGTGGGATTTAAGCACGGTAAAATTCCTAGACTACAGACAAGGTAAAATTACATTTGCACAAAATATCTGGAATACATTAGCAAAAGGTGCTAGTGTAGATGTTTACGAATGGGTTGAATCAAAAATACTTCCAAGTGCTTGGGATAATCAAGCCGATACTAATGAAGGCACTTCTAGAGGATATAGTGGACAGACAAAATACGGTGATAGTAAGTATGTTGAAAAAGACATATATGATAAAATTTCACAAACGTTTAGCAAGCGTTATTATTTCTGGGTTAAAAACAAAAAGATTGTTCCAAGTGTAGAAGGAAGAATACGCAGCGGTTTTGATATTGCAAATATTATTGCAGATCCTTCAGGACAAAAATTAAAATTTGTTAATATACTTGGTAGCGATAGATTTATCCTTTATAACTGTAACAACTTAATTGAAAATAAAGAAATAGCAATCAATTTCCGTTATTGGACTATTGACAATCAAGATAATAATATTCATACAGAATATCAAATTATTACTGATGGGTTAGAAACAAGTCGACCTAAGAGCATAATTGAACAAAAATGGTTTGATAGTTTAGTTGGACAAGATTTATATCATAGACCAGTTCCTGATCCAGCACTAAGTGTTAAGCAAAAATACGGTAATTTAAATAGACCTAGACAAAGTTGGTTTGTTAATAGAGTTGAAGCACTAAAAGAAGTTATTGAAAGAGTTAACAGAGTATTAGAATCTCAGCTTGCTATTGATAATCTTAATCTTACAAAATTATCTGAAAAAGATCCAATCCCAACATTATTGTCAGGACAATATGATGAAGCAATCGATACTGAGGCTGAATTAAGACTAGTTGGTACGGTGCGAGCAACGCAAGCACAACTTGAAGCAGTAGTTGTAGACGGTACTGTAACTAAAATTAATATAGTTAATGCAGGTAGAGGATATCGTAATCCTCCTAATATTATAGTTACCGGTACAGGCGAAGATTTAGAGTTACAAGTTGTTTTAAACAACATCGGAGCTATATCTAGCGTTAATATAATTGACGGCGGCACTAACTACCAAGACAACATTACCCTTGCTGTACGACCCTTAACGGCGCTTGTACGTGCTGATTCTACGCTAGGGGGCATATGGTCATTATATGCGTGGGATAGTGTTAATAGAAATTGGACAGTATCTAAACAACAGTATTATGATGTATCTCAATATTGGGAATACAAAGATTGGTATGCTACAGGATACAGCGAGTTAACATCATTTGATTATTTAATAGACGATTATTATGAATTGAATGTTATTAATGACGGTATTGGCGATATTGTAAAAATATCTAATGTTGGTACCGGTGGTTGGATTCTATTAGAAAAAATTATTAATATTGATACTCCAGATTATACAACAGGGTATAAGACAATTGGTAGACAAAGCGGAACTATTAAATTCTTAGAGAAAACTTATACTACTGAAGAAGGAAAAACGGAATTACGAAAAATATTAGAAACTATTAGAGATGACTTGTTTGTTGACGAACTAGCAAATGAATACAACCAGTTGTTCTTTTCAAGTTTGCGATATGTATTATCAGAGCAAAATTATGCAGATTGGTTGTTCAAAACTAGTTTTGTTAAGGCAAAACATAATGTTGGCCAATTAATTGAAAAAACAACATATCAAAATGATAACTTACCTAGTTTTGAAGAATACACAAACGAAGTTAAACCATATAAAACTAAAATTAGAGAATACTTGTCTGCATATGAAAAAACAGATAATACACAGAGTGTTGTAACAGATTTTGAATTATCACCGTTCTTTAGTGTACAGTTAGGAAAAATAGTATCACCACAAGTACAAATAACCGACGGCGTATTATCGGGCATAAATTTTGACGAAACTGAATATCCGCAAAAGCATTGGATTGATAATTTTACATATGGCATAGATAAAATTATTGTAAAAGATGGCGGAACAGGATACACTGAAGCACCGTCGATAATTATCGCTGGCGGCGGCGGCACTGGCGCTAAAGCTAGAGCATTTATTGGTAGCGGAAGTGTTACGTCGGTTGTTGTTACTGACCCAGGTAGTGGATATACAAGTACTCCAACAGTTACTATTATAGGAACACAAGCAGAAAATAGTAAACTTCCTACTGTTTCGGTAATACTTAAAAATCAAAAAGTTAGAACGTTTAATGTAAAACAAAAATTCGATAGAATTACACCAAATTTTGAATTATTTAATTTACCAGAGTCTGAAACATTTACAAGCACTGGTACTGAATTAAAATTAGGTTTAAAATATCCAATGGATTTAACTAGATCTAATATTAGAGTATTTTTTAATAATGTTGAAGCACTCAGTAGCGAATTTACTTATAATAATGAAGAAGTACTAGTTAGTGATAAATCTTATACAAAAGAAGTTGGATATATTTTATTAAACAGCAGTAAGATTGCAGGAACACTTATTAAAGTAGAATATAATAAAGGTTATGAACTTTTAAATGCTGCAGACAGAATTAGTTTGTTATACAATCCTGAAACAGGGCAGTATGGTAAAGACCTAGGACAGTTAATGGACGGAGTCGACTATGGCGGAGTAGAAGTACGTTCGTTTGAATTTGGGCAAGATGCAGGATTTGATTCACAACCTTGGTATACGTCTGCTTGGGACACTTACGATGAAAACTTTGATGATGAAAGTTTTGTTACTGAAGGATTAACAACTTCATTTACATTAAGTAAACCGTTAGAAGAAGAGGCATTATATAATGTCTACGTAAACACTACACGAGTTGATGATCCAAATTATGATGGTAGTACAAAAACATATCTATCAGATGATGGGTCCACAATACTTGCATTAGGAAATCCTAATGCAATGATGAAAACGCTTACTACTGAAAGCGACGAATATGAAGTAACTACTGATGCAAGCGGATTACCTGTTTATAAAGTTAATATACAAAATGTTGATGACTGGGAAGAATTTTTTGCTTCTGAAGGCACTCCAGCAGTACCGGCAGTACCGGCAGTAGTTGCAGATCCGGAATACAACAATGGTGCAATTATTGATGTTACAGGCGATGGTAGTGATTTCTTCAAACGTGAAGTTACAACCAACGGTGTAAGAATTATGGGTGCCGGCACAGTAGGTGGACAAACAGCGGTTCCAGATGCGTGGTTAGAAAAAGTAGCACGTATGTTTGAATTATTCTTAGATCCAAATGGCGCAAGCATTAACGAAACGTATCAAAGAGCAATGATCCAAACACTAAGTGGTGATACAGGAACTTGGCACGAAGGGTTACCAACATTACAAAGAGTAGCTAGAGGTGCAGGAGCAGATTATACTCCAAACTTCTTAACTGACGCAGGCGTTATTAGTTGGAACCTAACAAACTTGTTTGATACTCACGTTGCTAACGATATGGTTTGGTACTTGAACTCAACTGGCGATGGCTAC